TTGTAAACGGTGCCATCGACATCATTAATGGCTTCATTAATGTCCTTAACAAGATCCCGGGCGTGTCTATCGACACAATAGAACATGTAACATTCGGCACTACGGCCCAGCTTGAAAATGAAGCCGCTAAACAGATCAGGCAACAAGGTTTGGAAAAGTATATAGCGGATATTGAAGCTGGTATGTCCGAGAGAGGCCGAAAACTGGATCAAATGAAAGCTGATGCCTTGGCGGCCACAGCAGAGAGGCAGCTAGAAATAGCAAGAGCACAGGCTAAAGTAGCAGAAAAATCAGAGAGCGATCTATTTGGATTCGATTTAACAAAAGACCTAAAAGGCCTAAAAGGCCTAAAAGACCTAGGCAAAAAACCTGTTACGGTCAAGGGCACCACCCCCCGGGAGACTGTAAGGTTGCCGAAAATACTAGGCAAAGAACCTGTTACGGTAAAGGGCACCGGCGCCGGCGGTGCTGTAAAAGTCGATATGTCGGATGAGGACTTGAAGTATTTGAGAGATATAGCGGAAAGAGAATATATCAACAAGTTTAGCACAGCAACGCTTGCGCCAAACATAAGCATAAGGTTTGGTGACGTAAAAGAAACTGCTGATGCCGATAAGGTGGCTAAAAGAATAAGAAAAATACTTCAGGAAGAAATAGCTATGGCAGCAGAGGGGGCTTATTGATATGAGTAAATATGCCATATTTTTCGATTACAACAATGTAACGTATAGGCTCCCCGTGAATCCGGAGCAGGTGGAAATATCGAGCACACTGGCTATAGAAAAATACGAAATATTAAAGCTGGGGCAGGTTGCAGTACCTGCACATATGGAGCTTAAAGAATATAGCTTTGAATGCGAGCTCCCTTATAAGCCTTTACGTTATGTGGAGACATCCGGGGGATTTAAAAATGCTGACTTCTATTTGAGACTTTTTGAGAAATGGAGGAAAAATAAAACCCCGGTTAGGTTTATTGCCAGCAATGGGATAGGGGACGATATTAATACCCTTGTCCTGATTGAAGAGCTGACTATCACTGAACGGGCCGGGGAAGAAGGTGACAAATACATTGATTTTGTTCTATTAGAGTATAAGGAATACGGCAAAAAGACTGTGGTTGTTAAGAAAAAAGAAACAAAAAAAGCAACTTCAAAACCGGCTGCCGCCCCGAAAACTAATCCAAAAAATAAAGGTACTTATGTGGTTAAGCGCGGAGATACGTTATGGGGCATTGCCAAAAGATATTACGGCAATGGCCGGCTGTATACCAAAATATTCAACGCAAACAGGGACAAAATAAAAAATCCTAACTTAATTTATCCTGGTCAGAAGTTCATTATCCCGAATTAGGGGTGATACCTTTATGATGGAATTCTTATTAGTTGAAGTTGATAATAAAATCTATGAAATAAGCGAGCTTGTTACTTCTGTATCTTATAATGATGTTCTAAATGACGGATGTAGCAAGCTCGAATTCTCTTATATAGATGATGATCTAAGGATACAAAACGGGAGTGTGGTGCGGTTTAAATATGACGGTGCAAATATCTTTTATGGATACGTTTTTAAGCATGGCCAGAATAAGCAGAAAGAAATAACTGTTACAGCTTATGACCAGCTTAGATACTGCAAGGCAAAGGATACTATTGTAGTAAAGAACGACACGGTAACGACTTTGGTGAATAAGATGTGCAATTACTTTAATTTAAGAAAAGGAACTTTAGCTAACACCGGCTATAAACTCCCGGTAAGCGTACAAGACGATAAAACCTGGCTGGATATAATTTATACCGCCATAAGCGATACCCTGATGAATACGGGCAGATGGTACTGTCTGCGTGATGAATTTGGCAGTATAGCAGTAAGAAATCTGGATGACCTAACGTTAGGATTAGTTTTAGGCGATGAAAGCCTCGCTTATGATTATGAATATCAGAAATCTATTGATGATGAATTTTACAATCAAATAAAAATAGTAAGCGATAATGAGAAAACAGGGAGACGTGATGCTTATATTACCAGGGATAGCGGTTCAATCAGGAAGTATGGCTTATTACAATACTTTGAGGTTTTAGATAAAAACTACAATCCATCACAAGCAAAAGCAAAAGCTAATGCGCTTCTAAAGCTCTATAACAGAGAAGTAGAAACCTTAACATTAGAATGTTTAGGAGATACCAGGATAAGGGCAGGTAATAGTTTTTATGCTCAAATTGGAGACTTAAAGCTAAACAAAAGGCTTATAGTGAAAGAAGTTACTCATGAATTTTTGCCCATCCACACTATGGGTCTTGAGGTGATGATATGATCCAGGAAATTAAAACTATAGTTAAAAACTATCTTGAAAATGCTAAACTGTGTAGTATCATGGTCGGGACTGTTACTAATGGCGGCATAAAAGTAAGCGATAAATTGACTGTTCCTGATGAACTTATTATAGGAAACCTAAAGAAAAGTATTAGCCCGGGAAATAGAGTAAGGATGCTCCGCAATCATGGAGGACAAGAATTTTACATCCTGGAGGTGATTGAATGATACCTGAAACAAATATTGATATTGATTTAGAGCTTGAGGAAACAGAAGAAATACAACCCTCCAGGACATATAGGATTTCCGGAAACAAAATACAAGGGTTCGTTGACGGCCTGGAAGCTCTAAAGCAAGCTATATATAAGGTGCTGAATACTGAAAGGTATGAGTATCCAATATATAGCTTTAATTATGGTATTGAGCTAGAAAACTTACTGGGCAAAGACCCTGTATATGTGCAAATCGAGCTCAAAAGAAGGATTCGGGAGTGCCTCCTTAGGGATGATAGAATTACGGAAGTCGATAATTTCAAGTTTGAAGTAAACGGTGATGAAATAAAATGCACGTTTGATGTTCACAGCATATTCGGCAGCCTCACTGCTTCCCGGGAGGTGACTATATAATGTTTGAGAATATGACGTTTGAAAATATACTCAATGACATGTTAGAAAGGATGCCAAACGATATAGATAAACGCCACGGTTCGATTATCTACGACGCTCTAGCTCCAGCGGCTTACAAACTAGCTGAAGCATATTTCATGCTGCGAAATTATGTTGACCTTTTCTTTGCAGATACTGCCGTGGGAGAATATCTTTCCCGTAGGACTGCGGAAATAGGTATAGTAAGACGGCCCGCAACAAAAGCAATACGAAAGATTGTTACAACCGGCCCAGTAGATGTTGGCACCAGATGGGGATTGGAAGACACGACATATATCATAATTGAGAAAGTAACAGATTTTGAATACAAGGCTGAATGTGAGCAACTAGGAAGCATCGGGAACGCCTATTCTGGCCTGCTCGACAACATCGACAACATTTCCGGCGTAACAGCTGAATTAACCGATATTCTCATCCCTGGAGAGGACGAAGAAACAGACGAAAGCCTGCGGCAGAGGTATTTTGAGAGCCTTGTCAGCCAAGCTTATGGCGGGAACATCGCTGACTACAAGCAAAAAGTGACTGCTCTGCCCGGTGTTGGAGGGGTAAAAGTGGAGCCGGAATGGAACGGCGGGGGGACCGTGAAGCTGACTATAATAGATAGCGATTATAACAAACCATCGCCTACGCTGATTGATGAGGTACAAACCGCCGTTGATCCCGAACAGAATCAAGGCCAAGGGTATGGAATAGCTCCTATTGGCCATGTTGTGACTGTTGTTGGCGTTAACGAGGTAACTATAGATGTCGAACCGCAAATCACCTTGCAAACAGGCTATACTTGGGATGACGTGAAGCCGGCGGTAGAGGCGGCTATAGATGACTACTTAGCAGAACTCCGCAGCCAGTGGGCCGATTCGCAAACGTTAGTGGTGCGGATAAGTCAAATTGAAGTAAGGATTTTGGCCATAACGGGCATTGTGGATGTGCAGAACACGAAGCTGAATGGTCAACAGCAGAACATTGAACTTGGCCCCTACGAAATCCCGATACTGGGCGAGGTGACGCCAGCATGACGATAAAAGACCTTTGGCCGCATATTATGCAGGAATTGAAAGAGTTTCAAAAAATAGCGGAGATTGAAGAACCCTTTTTTGAGCAACTCAAGCAGGAAATACAAAACATTGTAGATGACCAGTTCATTCAAACGGCTACGGAGAGGGGGATAGCAAGACGAGAAAAGATACTGAAGATTTCTCCCTTTGCTGATGACACTCTGGAAACTCGACGGTTCAGGGTGCAAGGTTTATGGGCTGACAAGCTGCCATACACGTACAGGGTGCTACTGGAGCGCCTTGACAGCCTCTGTGGGCCGGACGGGTATGTAATGGAACTGAATGCCGGTGAGTATAGCCTAAATATTACAATTGAGTTGACAAAGAAACGGATGTTTGATGAAGTGGTCAGAATTACCCGGCAGATGGTGCCGGCAAATATTGTTATTACGGTTGAGTTGAGATATAATCAACACCTTACTCTAGCGAATTTTACGCATGAGCAGTTAAGCCAGTACACACATTACCAATTAAGAAATGAGGTGATTAGCTGATGGCTGAATATACGCAAAACTATAACTTGAAGAAACCAGCTGAAGAGGATTTTTATAATGTCAAGGATTTTAATGATAATGCAGACATAATCGATCAAGCGCTCAAAGCACATGATGATGCACTGGCGACAAAAGAAACTCCACAGGGGGCGCAGGAAAAAGCTGATGCCGCACTGAATTCAGCAAAACAATACACAGACCAAGAAGTAGGTGAAGTAAGCCAAGCACTTGATGCACACAAGGCCGAAAATGCATCAACTACTGCAAAGGGTCATGTTCAATTAAGCAGTAGTACATCAAGCACAAGTACAAGTTTAGCAGCAACCGCAAGTGCTGTTAAAACAGTAAACGATGCTTTAACTTCGCACAAGGCCGCTGCCGCTCCCCATAGCGGACATGAGACGCCCGCCGGCGCCCAGGCAAAGGTGGATGCGGCAGAAGCGAGGGTAAAAGCATACACAGACCAAGAAGTAGGGGAAGTAAGCCAAGCACTTGCCGCACATCAGGCCGATTATGCGGACTTAAAAGGTTATATTGGCTATACTGAAGATGACATCTATGGTGTTGAAGCTGATTTTGTAAATAATAAATTTACACGGCTTGCAGGTGCGGTTGGAAAGACACCCGGTGATGACTTTGACAGCATAAACGCTTTTGGTGGAAGAAAAAGATGCAACCTTGCGGATAATGGAACAGTTAATGCTTATTATGGTGATGCGGGGTACAAAGAGGATGGCTCAAACGGTCAGGTTATGGTTGAGCAGCCGAAGTTCTATTACAAGGTTGTTCCTTTACAATTGGAACCAATCACTGATGGCATTGGCTATCATTTAAGAAAGGCAAGATATTATATCAGTGATACACCAAAACCGGGATTCAAGGTTCACCCTGCTTTTGTTAGAAATGGAAAAGAAGTAGAAAAAATCTATCTTAGTGCATATGAAGGATGTATTTATGATGTATCAGCAGGAACATACCTTTTGAATGATGAACAGGTTGCGGACTTTAACAACGACAAATTATCTAGTATAGCAGGCGCAAAACCAGCAAGCGGTTTGACACAAAACTTGACCAGGGCAAATATGAGAAAGCTTGCAAATAACAGGGGCGCTGGATGGCAGTTGTCAGATGTTCTATCTGCATCAGTAACCCAAATACTTTTCATTATTGAATATGCATCCTTTAATACACAAGATAAGATTGGCTTGGGTATTGTAAATAAACCTTCAGGTGAAGGTAATGAATCTGAATTAACAGGTGCGACAGCATCACTTGGAAATGAATCAGGAATGGCAGAAGGAACAAATGGATTAGTTTCTATAAGTTACAGGGGTGAAGAAAACTTTTGGGGTAACATATGGAAGTGGATTGATGGCTTAAATGTTTATATTGACCCTAATACAGGAAAAACAGATGCTTATTGGGCTGCTGAAGATTTTTCAGATGATACTGGTTCTGCACCATATAAGCATGTCGGTTT